CAATCATTAATACACCTTCACTTTATCAGGGTCTATCTTTGGTATAAGTTTGCACATACATTGATATGTTTGTTCTTCTTCACCTTTCATAATTGTTTGATTATGCAATCTTTTTTTATAAGACAAACAATCATTAACATCTTTAAAATATATGCCACCTTCCATTTGCATCCCTAAATAACAAACCAGCATAAATGCAGTCATTATTTATCTTACCAACAAGCCAATCATCATTACAATCATAGTTCCTGCTGTGCCAATCATAATATGTTCAATTCTTTTTATTCTTAAGATAGTTTCTTTCCATCTTTCAGCACAGACTGCTTCATGTGTGTCAATTTGCGATTTGACTTCCATTGTCGTTATCTTCGGCATTGTCTATTGACTCCATTGTTTCTTTTAATGATGCAATTAATGAATTAGTAAAACTAGATTGTGCAACAGATACTTGATCTAATTGAAATCTAAGACTTGCTGATTTAGTTTGTAAGTCCTTTATTTGATTTATTAGATATTTCTGCTTATTATCTAAATCTTCTTCTTTGTATGAATTGCCATCCAAAGTAAATATATTTTCTTCAGTCATTACCACGATACTCCTGTTGCTATGATTGGTGTCTGTGATTCAGATATTTGATTTGATACATTTAGTTCAGAATTAGTTATGCCATCTGCACCTAACTTGTCTTTAACAAATTGTATTGCATTTGCTTCTGAAACAGAACTAAATGCTTTGAATGTCTGACTGCCAAGTTCAACACTAACAGTTTCACTCATAGAGCCAGTATGTTCCTTGCCATCTACTGTTTCTGTGCCATCAAGTTTATATCTTATCTCTGTTATAACATCAGACTTATCACCCATTGTTATTTGTCTTTCCATGTCAACTATTGACCATGTATATGTTATTGCCATTTTATGCTCCTTCTAATGCAGTTATTCTAGCTTCTAATTCTAATATTGTCTTGGTTAATAAAGGTACAAGTTTTGCTTGGTCTATAGATTGAAGGTCTGGTATAGTTTTACTAGCAACCCATGTTGTATCACTTGCATATGTTCCATCAGACTTGCCCTCTATCCACTTTTCTTCAGATACTGCTTGTGTATATATTGTGCCATCTGCATTAAGAACAACATTAGTTATATCTTCAGTCGCATCTTTTGTTCCAGTAACAGCTTCTGGAACTATACTTGATACTTCATGTGCTAAAAAACCATCAACTGTAGTATCTGCATCTATAATAAAGTTAAAACGAGATGGCTTTAATTTCTTTAGTCTTGTTGTTGCATCCCAAGATGTTACTACATTTTCTTTTAGCCTGTAGTCTGATGAGGTGTTAAAGGCTGTAGCAGAAGCAGAGATTGTAATGTTACCTACTGATGAACCTCCTTGTTTTCTAAAATTTTGCAACAGACCTGCATCTCCTCTAACCATATCCAAACATTGTGTACCTGCTGCTGTTGCAATTTCTATTTGACCATTTACAGTTAATACTGCTGCTCCAGTTATAAGGTCAATATTTGTACCAATTTGAACGCTATCAGTACCACCATTTACAACAAGCATATTAGCATTGCCATTTGATTCAACACGAAAGTCTGCATCATTGCCTTGTTCATTAAATACAGATGCACCAGTATTACTAAATGTTATATTTTCAGCAGCATTATCTGCTGTTCTAAATTGAACACCATTTACACCACCATAAAAATATGTTGTATTTGCATCTGTTTGTATAATATTATGACCAGCACCTTTAATAAAAGAGTTTACATTTGGCTGATCTATATCGTTGTTAAATATAGCATTACCTTGATTAGACATATCAAGTGTAAGAGCAGTAAAACCACTACCACCATCATTACCTTGAAATATCATGTCTTTATCACTAACTACAGATTTAATAACAAAATCACTTGATACATTTTTAAATCCACCAAAATGTGTGCCAGCATCTTTCAAAAATACTTCTTGTCCATCAACATCAATTATTAAATCACCAGCTACATCTATAGTTAAGTCACCATTAGGAGCAGCTATTGTTCCATTTGTACCATTACTTGAAAGTGCAATGTCACCCCCAGCACCTAAGCTAACTACTTTGTTATCTGGTACAAAGATATTACCAGAAAATGAAGCAGCTCCTGCATTAGACATATCAAGTGTAAGAGCAGAAATTACTGCTCCACCATCATTACCTTTAAATATAAGGTCTTTGTCTTGAACAGCACTTTGAATTACCAAATCTGAACTAGAATTAATAACTAAACCAAATAAAGTACCACCGTCTTTTAAGTTTATTTCACCAGCATCTGTATCAAGATTAATGTCTCCTGCTACATCTAAGAGTAAGTCACCACTAGATAAAGCTATAGTTGTGCCATCAATATTTATGTTATCAATATCTATTCCTGCATCTGCTGTAATTTTTCCAGTAGCTCCCATAGTGCCTACTACTGCAATATTTGTTGCAGTTAATTCTATTGTGTCTGTTGCTGCAATATCTAATACTGTCGCACTAGCACCTTGTATAAACTGACTTGCATCATTAAACATTAATTTATTTGTGCCATTTAATGTAAGACCACTACCATCAGTATGTGTTAAAGTAGTATCATTGTCTGATCCAAAAGTAATTACTGCACTATCACTTGTGAATGTTAAATCATCTTGTACTTTTAAATCAATAACACTTAAAGAAGCAAAAGCATCTATTACTGCAGCACCACTACCAGCACCATTAAGATAAACTGCTTTTGTATCTCCAGGTGGAATAGTTACGTTAGCTCCAGAACCCTGACTTATTATAATGTTTTGTCCACCACTTGTGCCATTTTCAATAAAGTGCATCCTATTAAGTGTGTTTGGTGCTATTGTGATAGTACAAGAACTATCTAAAGTTCCTGTGTATTTAACAAACATAGCTCTTACTGGGTCTGTTGCACCATCTGCTACTGTGCTTGTATGAGTATCTGCATTAGTCGTTATCGCTTCTGTGCCAAAACCAAGTGCTTCACCAATCAGTTCTAGGTTTGTGTTAGTGACTGTACCCCATGTACCACTAGCATCACCAGTAGCCATTTCATTTAGTCTAAGGTCATTTACATATGAACTAGCCATTTATTTAACTCCTAATCTATTCTTATGATTGCATTTGCCCCAGCTGCTGGTAATACTATCTCAAATGTTCCACCTGCAACTGTGAAATCTCCACCAAATGCTAAAACTGCTATTGCTTTGTCTGAATTAGTGTCATTATATATTAATGCACCATTTGCAGTAAAACTAGCACTTGTCCATGTAGGATTAGCAAAATCTAAAAAAGCAGTTGTCCCTGTTGTATCTGCAGTTTTACTTGTTAGTGTTTCACCACCAGCAGTATAACCAGTTCCACTTATTTCATTTGTTGTTGCATATGCAGTCGTTGTTGCACCTAAACTTGCTGAACTTGTAAACAATGCTATTTTGAGTGTGTCTGCTAATAAGTCATGTTGTTCATCTAATATCTCAACTTTAAAAGATGTACACATTGCTTGTGATATTGACATTTATTTTCTCCTTATATTCCTGCGTTATATTCTGCTGTGTAATTCCTTGCCATCTCTTGTTGAAACAATCCTATAGCTTCGTCAAATTGTGCTTTGTACAATTGTAGCGTTTCTGTAGCCTTTAGGAAAGCACTAGTTTCAAAAAGTGTTGCAGACAGTAAGACATTCTCTGCATTATCGCCTATCCAAGTATTAGCATTACTTGATGACAATCCAGTTTCTGGTGCTACAAAATCTACTTGGTAAGCTAAAGTAGCACTAGGTGTAGGTGCTAACGTAATTGTTATTCCACTAGTTGTAGCATTTTTTGTTGAATATATTTCTGGAGTACCTGTTGTTGTTGAATTAGGATAATAATCCCTTAAATAACTATCTACTCTATGATCTAAGTAAATAATATTGCTATTACCATCTGTAACTGATGTTTGTCTAATCATTCTTGCATTTGGAATAGCATAATCAAATGTACCTACAACTAATGTACCAGTTGTAATATTTCTAAAACAAGGCAAGCTAGGCAATCTTTGAAAGATCATACTTTCAGCTTGTGTTATTATATCATCTATAGAAGATTGTAATTCAGTAGAATCATCTTCCATAAAAGCCTGTATTTGCGAAACTAAACTTGTATAATTCATCAACCATCACCCCATGTAGAGATACCAAAGCCTTCTTGACCCCATCCACCAATATTAACACTTTCTGTTCCTATTGCACCAGTACCAGCGACTCCTACTTCTGTAATACTTAATTTTAAGTTTAGAGTTCCAATTTCACCATCACCAGCTACACCAGTTACAGTTTTCCTACCTGTTGGTGTAACTGTACCAATAGCACCAGTTCCTACACAACTTGTTTCATCTATTGATATATCAATAAGGACTGTGCCTAAAGCACCAGTACCAGCGACTCCTGTTACATCTGCACCAAAGTTAAAGCTAGATGTTGGTAAAAGCTCAACAACACCTGTACCTTTTATCCCAATACCTTTTTGAGAATTTTCAATTTTACTTGCAAAAATATTAGTATTAAATCCAACTACAAAACTAACATTCTCAGGATCATTGTCTGGTCTTGGTTGGAATAATGCAGTTGCATCTATGACATTCTTGGCTGGCGTTAGTTGAGGATGTTTAGGATCAAACTCACTAGGCTCTACTCTTAGGTTGTCGTAGGTGGTTTTTAAATCAGTATAGTCTACTTTAAAGCCACTTATGTCGCTTATTGCTTTTGATTTTTTTCCACTTGCATATCTTGCCATTACACTAAATTCAATGCTGTTGGTTGTACTCGTAAACTCACACCATCATTATCACTTGATGCTGCGAAACTAAATGATCTTTCATACATCTCGTTTAATAGTTGAAATTTCTCTGGTGCATATTTCATCGATAATTTAGATGCTAAACCTGCACATATAGTATCACTCCATCTATAAGGAATGTCTGTGTCTTGATTAGATGCAGTAACGTCTTCTTGTTGGTTCATCGCCCAATAAACTAAAGACAATGTGGATGTGTTAGGAACTGACCAAAAATATATTTGTGGTGTATATTGTCTATCAATCATAAATTGACTTGGTTTACCTGCATTGTCTTTATTTGGTATTTGATTATATTCTTGTATAGTAATTCTATTTATAATTTGATCTGTACCTGACGAGGTATCTCTAATTACTGCATCTAATATATCTATTGTACCAACAGGCAATGCATAATTATCTGTGCCACTAACCAAATTTAATGTGTTTGGCGTTACAGTCCAATAATTAATTCCACGATTAGCAAATTCTGAGAATAATAAATTAATACTTCTTCTTGCAGACTTAGCGTGATCACCAGTTCTAGTTTGAGTATCTAAACCACATCTCTCAAATGATTCAGCTATTATTTCCTCAACATTAGGTCTAAATGCTACTGTTCCAGATGTTGCCATTAACTCACCTTATGCAAAAAATATGTTCGCCAATACAACTGTTGCAACTGTGTATCCAACAGTTAAACCACTACCAAATAAAATACCTTCGTCTGGTATTGTATTGTCTATAGTTGTGTTATCAGTTCCTAGTGTTTGTGCTTTAAAAATAATTGTGCCACTTTCTGGAGTGCCATTATGAAAGTCAACTAGACCTGCTGTTCCTGCAGATACAATAGAGTAACCTTTCATTCTAGTACGATTACCACCAGCGACTGCACTTGCACATAATGATCCAGAACCTACTGTTATGTTTGCTGCATATTGAGCAGAACACTCTACACCACTAACTGTTAAAAATAATTTAGCACCAGCTACTGCTTCTGCTGAACCTGTTGATGTTATAACTTCTGTCATAGCATTACCAAAAACATCAGTTCCAGTAATTGTACAAGTTTTTGAATTATCACCAGTACCAGTAGTTGTTACAGTTACATTCCTAGCACCACCACCCAAAAAGGTAGTTGTTGCCATTGTTGCTGAAGTGTTTGGTCGTGCTGCAGTTACAAGCCTATCTGGATCCGCTGCATTTTCATCAGCAATAAACCCAACTTGTACATCACTTTGTATGCTCATTTAATTCTCCTTATGAAAGTGGGGGAAATTAATCCCCCATTAAATTATGCAATCTGCACATACTCAATGATGAAAGTAAAAGATCCTGCAGTTGTCGCATCAACTGTATTAGTGATGTTGCAAAAGATTGTTCTTTCAGTGTCTGTGTATTGAACAGAAGCTGGAGCTGTTGTTCCATCTTGTGTCTGAAGAACTAATGCAGTCACAGTTACATTGTGTACAACAACAGTTGTACCAGCATCCAAGATTTCATCTGTCTGAGCAGCAACAATTTGAGCACCAGAAGAAGATGTGCCAACTTCATATCCAATGTCACCTTCTCCAATAATTGGAGCAACATCACAAAAAATCTTAATGTCAGTGATTATTGTGTTAGCAGGTTGAGTAAACTGACCTATTGTTGGACTATCCCCTGCTGTAGTGTTTACTGTAACACCTGTGGCGAAACCAACGTGCTTAACATATTTGTCAGTGACAATTCCTGTTGAAGCAATCGTTGCAATGTCTGTATAAGCACCAGTCGTTGCATTTTTAGAAACGACTTGAAATCCATTTTCTGATCGAACTGGTCCTGTAAATGTTGTATTAGCCATTTTAATCTCCTTGTCTTGGCAAATGTCAGTCACATTATGTAACTGTCAAGGTATTATTAATTAGGAGAGGAGTTTATCCCCTCCCCTATGTTAGTTATTAAGCAGCACCTTCTGTACCAAAAATACCACGCCAATCAGTAAAACCAAAAGAATATCTTTCTCTTACTTTATAACGTACATTTCCTGTCTCAAAATCACCTTCCATGCCTTTTTTCATAGGACTTCTTTGGAACATTTTAAGACCATCAGGAACATCAGTCTTGATAAAGAATTGATCACTATCAGTTAACCTTCTCATCACATGATAACCTTGTGGTAAATATCCACCAGATTTAATTGCGTTGAGGTCGTTGTCTGAAGTACCAGTTCTTAACTGACTTTCAAGTAATCTTTCTGCAACGAAAGTATAAGCAGTAGGAATAATTAACATTGTTCCTTGTGCTGCGATCCTAAGACCACGATCATCTTTCATATCTGCAATATTAATCAAGATACTTTCTAATGAAGTTTCTGATAAATCTGCAGCAGTTGCCAAAGTATTACTTTGATTGCCATTTTGTGTTGGATGAGATGTACTTAATAAAGATACCCCATCACCACCAGCTGTACTAGTTGCTTCGTTTAATACATTTGCACCTTTAATTTCTTTGGTTGTTGCCATTGATCTAGCAAGTGCCTTTGTATATCTTGAAGCAATAGAACCATATAGACCATCTTCTTCAGCTTCTTCTGTTACAGAAAACGCCAAAGCGATTGTGTCATGTTGGTATCTAGCAGTCCATTGCTGAGATGCAGTGTCATAGGAAACCCCTGAACCTTCATCTTTCGTTGGAGCTGCACCAAAGCCAGTTAACAATACGTCTTCCTCAAATGCTTTTTGAGATGTATTGCTTTCAAAGACTTTAGCATACTCTGGTGGATACGAATCATATTCTAAGCCGAACAAGGTGTTTAGACCTGGCTCAAGCATTTTTGCAAATTGTGCTCTATTCATTGCCATTGTTTAAATCTCCCTATATTCCAGCACTATCTTTGAGCAAGTGCTCATTGATAAGAACTTCTATTATTGCATTTGCACCAAAAGCGTTATCTGGAGCATCATATAAACCAAGAATTTTGACTGTGGCTGTGCCAGCTGCCATTGTTCCTGATGCTTCAAAACCAGATTGACCTACAGTTGTAGAGCCTGCACCAGCAACTAAATCAGCACAATTACCAACATTAGTTTGAGCTACAGTTCCAGCAGATTGAACTTTAAATACAGTATATGGATCATCGTACACATATGCTTTAATATTTGTAGCAACTGTGCCAGATGGCCAGTACTGTGAGTAGACGTATGAGCCATCTGCAGCAGTATAAGAAACACCTGCGAAAACGCCTATGTTATTAACTTCAGTAGCAGTATGAGGAGTTAAAACCCCACCTGATGTAATTATAACTGCATCTCCTGTGAAGATGTTCTCAGCTAATCCTGAAGTAATAGTATAGACATTTGCACGAGAGTAACCATAACCACTTAGATGACGAACGGGTGTTAACCCAAAAGCAGCATCAACATTTGCCATTTTTTATTCTCCTAAGTAAAATTAATCGTTCATGGCAGACATTTGCCTACCACCACTAACTGAACTCTTCCTCTCTTGAAAGATTCGTTGTCCAGTCTTATTCTCTAATGCGTTCAAGTCACCTGAAAGAGATTCATTTTGCTCATTACTTTTATTATTATAGTAATTTTTCATTTGTGTGTGCTTTTCTTTAGGCATTTCACAAAGCAACATTCCTTCAATTCCAATGCAACCTTCCCATTGTCCGTGATTAATAGTCGGAAACAACTGATTCTTCACAGTACTTGCAGGTCTAGCTTCCCACCCTTCACGCATACGTTTATATACGTTATCTGGTGTGTCCTTGCCCTGTATTGACGTAGCTACCCATCGTTGAACAAACCCCGCTCTTGGCTCTGGTGCATCCAATAATGCTGGTGGAGTCCATGAAGTTTGAGGTCTTGACTCCTCATCCCTAATATTCTCCCTTGACTCGCTTGCTCTTACATTTCTTTCACTCATAACTAACTCCTTTGGCTTTTTTGTATTTCTGATGCATATTTTTTAAGACCTGCTTCATCATTTATTCCAAGTTCCCTAGCCATTCGTAATTGATCTTGAGTCATACGAACCCTATTACCTCTGTATGTAGAGCCACCCGCAGTTGGTGCTACTGTCTTTCTGCTTTTTACTCTTGTACTTTGGTCGTTACTTGATATTAACTCGGGAAACATTCTTTGTAAACGACTATTTAATTCACTGTAATAATTATCATCATTCTTATCATTACCTTCTAAATCAAGTTGTACGTCTATAGCTCTTGCTGCAGCTGTTTCTCTTTCATATCCCTTAGAATTAAACCAATTGTTTTTCTTCCACCAATCCATAGCTTTAGGTGGTGCAGGATTAACTGAAGCCTGTTGTGCTCTACCAACTGTAGGCGAAATTGCTTGTTGTGCCTTCATTTGATTTTGCATCTCATTTACTCTTATAGCTGCTCTCATATCAGCTAACTGTTCTGAGAAATTTACTTGAGCTTCTGTATCGCCTTCTTCAACTGCTTTTGTTAACGCTTGCTTTGTTAAATTGTATCGTTGTTGAAATTGATTTTGTGCTTGGTTATTTTGTTGTTTGACAGTGTTATTTTCAAGTCTCTCAAGTCGAGCTTTTAATTGTGCAGTTTCATCTTGATACTGTTTAGCTTCAAGTTCTGCTTTTCTTCTTTGCTCTGTTATTTTATTTATTCTATTTTGAACTGCCCTACTATGATCATCTTTAGGCTTTTCTTGTGCTTCTTGAGTTTCTTGAGTTTCTTCTTGTTTTGGTTCTTCAGCTATTTCGATTTCAAAATCTTCTTCACTAGCTTTCTGCTTAGTGTTTTCAATTTCTTTTTCGATTTCTTCTATTGGATTAGAATTTTCATTCATGGTTGCGTTCCTCCATGTTATTCGCAGTTAAAGATATGCAGTCACTTCTACGCCCTTTGGCAAGATAGATGTTATCTCGTCATCGTTTAGTAAAAGAAACCTTACACCATTGATTACTAATTTTTGCCCTGCATATTTGCCATAGGTAACTCTGTCACCAGTTTTTGGCTTATTAAGGATACGCCAACTAGCTCCAGTTCCTCTTTCTCTATATGCAAGTTCACCTACTCCAGCAACTGTTCCATGAGCAGTTAAATATGCTTCATTTTCTTGTGCCTTAGATGGAAGTATTATGCCACCTTTGGTTTGTTGCTTGATTTGGTTTGGTTGGATCAATATTTTCCAACCCATAGGAATTGGTAATTGATGTTGTCCGATTGTTGATTTTGACTCTTCATCGGTATAGAGCTTTGCGACTTCATGTTGATGAGACATGGTTCATTCATCTCCTTCGTCTAACTTAGTTAATGTTTCGTCAATAATAACACAAGCATCTTCTAATCCTTGTGCTATACCAACGTCTTTTTGATATGATTGAAAGTCAGAAACTCGACCCTCAATCATCTTCTCTGCTATTGCAGATTTCTTCTCCCTCAGATTGCTCTTTATTTTCTTTAGGAGTTCTATTGTGTTCATTTAGCTCACTCTCTCCTGTCATTGAAACTCCAGTAACAAAAACTTGTACGTCTTTATTTTTTTCCATAAGACTTTTTAACCATTTTTTTCTTTGGTTTGATCTTTTTAATTTTTGGTTTAACCATTGTTTTTTTACCATACATTTTTTTATCTCCTTTAGATATTAACGATGAAAATTGAGTTCTATTCATAATGTAAACCCTTTGTTTATGTATACATAATAACTAATTTAAAAAAAAACACAATTAAATTAATAAAAACTCTATTTAGGGGTTGACTTATGTAGATACAAATATTATATTACTTGTATAAGACAAACGAACAACAAAAATTGGAGACTTAAATGACTACATACTTAGAAATAACAAAAGATTTAGAAGAAGTTTTTGCAAAGTTTGATGATATATATATAGAAAAGCAAATTAAATATTATGGTGAAAAATATCAAGCTGTAAGAGAATTCAAGGACAATATCCCAAAATTAAATAATGGTGCTTATGTTAGAGGTGCTTTAAACTATGATGACCTTTTCCTTGTAGCAGGTGGTAAAGGTATGTATGAAAAAGTATCTGGTACTAACTTACAACTTCTTTGTGAATTAGCTGTTAAAGATGCTAAAGCAGTTATCAAAGCAAGAAATGCTAAGATGGCTAAAAAGCTAGAAGAAGCTGGGATTACTAAAATAATCAAATCAAACTTAGAATTAAACTCTGATGGTTTTCATGGTTACTACAGTGTTGAGACTGACAATGGTAACAAGGTAATTAGAATAGATACTATCATAGCTGGTGGTTATAATATTCAAAGACTTCACTATAGAACATTAGTAAAAATTTCTAAATAATTATAGGGGGTGAAATTCCCCCACTTTTCTTGGAGAATAAAAAACCTTGTAGAAGGGTTGACATATGTATCTACAAAGATTATATTAGTTATAAGACATTAACG